GGGTTGCGTTAGATGTATGACTTAGATCAAATGTGTATGTCCAACCTTTGTATAAAGTAAGAGCTGGTTTATCTACACCATCAATTATAAACTTACCTGTAGCTGCTGTGACTGTAAATGTTATTTCATCTTCTAGTGCATCTGCAACAATATCTAGTGAGCCGTTTGAGCTTCCTGTAGTTACAGCATCACTTATAAGACCTAAGTCTTCGGAGTAAGTAATCACACCTGAGACGATAGCAATATCATCAAGAACACTTTGAGCAGGGGTGATGATAGCCCAATTAGACCCGTCATATACCCGTAAATTGTCATTGGAATTATCAAACCATAAGTCACCATCTTGAAGAGAAGTTCCATCAGCTCTTTGAGTTGGTGCACTGTTAGAGATTTGATAAATATCTGCAAAGTTATTTATGTCAGCTACGTTTGTACCGGCTGCGACAATATTAGTTATATTGCTTGCAACTGTTGTAACTTCAGTAGCTTTAGGAACTAACCTGTGAAAAGCATAAGTATGATCTGTGGATGTAGATTCAACTAATAACCCAAAACCTTGTGGAATAGCAGATGTTACACCAGTAATTAATACCTGACCGTTATTTACTCTTCCGTTAGCAAGAGTCACTGTTCCGTTAGTTGGTGTCAAAGTAGTTGTGACTGCACCAATACTTAAGATTGCTGCTTGACCAGCTGTACCTTGAGGGTTTGAGTTAGGGAAACTACCTTCGTTTGCAATAACAGTAAAACCACCAACGTCGTCTATAAGGTCAATAATCCTAGCGTTGATAGCAGCAGTTGTAGCTACTTTGTTATCTGCGTTAGACCATGTAGTTCCACTAGCAATAGTTTCTGAAGAATCCTGTCTAAGGAATAAAGCTTCAGCTTCTGTTTCTGTGTAGTACCTACCGTCTAAGGCTCCGGCTGTAAGTTCAGTCTCTGTAAAATACCTGTTGTCTAACTTACCAGCATCTAGCTCAGTTTCGGTGTAGTATCTGCCGTCAGCAGCACCACCAGTTATTTCAGATTCTGTGAAATATAAATTATTTAATTGACCGCCATTTAGTTCTGCTTCAGTAAAATATCTGTTGTCTAGTGTGCCTGTTGCTATTTCAGAATCAGTAACAGCGTTAGTTTGTATATGTTCAGCTCCTACAGCATTATCAGCTAATTTTGTGCTATCTATAATGTCAGCTTCTAGATGTACTCTATCTATAGATCCGTCTACATAGTGCTCTGAGTTAACTGCATTGTCTTGGATATTGTCGCCGTCTATTATATCGTTAGCTAGATGCTCATGATCTATACTACCAGCAGCGTAATGTTCAGAGTTAATAGAGTCGTTAGCTATGTTATCTCCGTCGATAATGTCATTAGCTAGGTGTACGTGCTCAATAGATCCATCTACATAGTGTTCTGAATTAACTGCGTTATCAGCTAATTTAGTACTATCTATTATATCTGCTTCTAAATGCACACGATCAATAGAACCATCTACGTACTGATCGCTATCTACTGAGTTAGCAGACATGTGTTCTAAATCAATAGAGCCTGCTGCATAGTGCTCTGAGTTAATAACGTCATCAGCAATTAGTGTGCCATCAATAGAATCTGCTTCTATATTAAATCTTTGTACTTTTCTGTCTGTCGCATTTGCACCGATTGTTTCTTGTAAAGCGTGTCGTACTTGCTTAAAATTAGCATTTAGTTCTTCAGCTTTTAACGATGCACCTGATGTAAATGTAGCCTTAGCTGTTTCTATATCTGTCTGTCTAAATATACGAACAGGTGTAGTTCCTGTAGGAATATTGTTAGTAGTAAAACGAACTTTACCACCTGATGTACTATTGTAGTTTTGAATAGTGTAGTGTGTTGTAACTGTTTTTACAACATTATCTACCTCTACTCGTATCTCTGATTCTTTAAAAGTCGGGAAAGTAAAATCAAACTCCGCACTGTTAGTACCCGACCCCTGTGATCCAGTGTAGGAGTTTTGTTGGTTTGCCATTATTTATACATGTTAAGTATGTTTGTTGTGTCCCTCATTTTAAGAAGTTTTGCACGTTTCTTGTCTGTTTGCTCTTTAACGACGCGTTGTATATCTTCTTGCATCATTATTTTTGCCCATGCGTTTTTACGTGCTAGGCTAAATAGCTGATCTATCTTACCATTATGCCAGTAATTTCTAGCATCGTACTCAGCTCGTTTACCATCTTTTATATCTTGTCTCATTTGCTTCAACGATGCAATAGCTCTAGGATCTTGTGCTAGTTTGTCTAGCTGCCTTTCAAGATTTTGATCTCCAATAGCTTTTTGAAACTTAGATCTAATAACAGGATGATCTGTTAAGTTAGTACTGTCGGGTGCATAGTAAGTTGATAATCTTAAATCGTAGCCACTCTCAAATAAAAACTTTCGACCGGGACTGGTTGTTAAGTTTAGTGATACAGGACTGACTGCATTAAATGCTCTAGTTAAGAAATCATATGGTTTAATTGGTTTACCGTTAAGCATATCATACTTAATTGGTAAATCATCGCCGGGTAATAGTTCAAATATTAAGTTACGGTTACGTATAGATTGGTCAATACCAGATCCTATTTCACGCATATGAGGCACGAATAGCTTACCTAGCTCGTTTCGTAAACCAGCAAGAGGTAATTGGTTGTTCATCAAACTAGCTACAATTCTTTCAGCTTGGCCGGGTCTACCAGCAAATAAATCAGTAAAAGATTGTATACCAGCTAAATATGATTTACTAGATATAGCCTGTGCTACAACTAATGCTATTTTTTGTAATTCTCTTTCTGTCCACTCTTCACCCATAAGTTCACTTGCATCACCTACATCAGCGATTGTTGACATTATAAGGTTAAAAGGTTCAATAGAATCATACTCAACTCTTATTCCAGCTAGTTCTATAGTTCTAGGTAAGTAACCGGCATCTATCCATCCCTGACGCTTTTGTCTGTCAGCTGGGCCATTACCAGTCATTTTACCATTCATCCATGCCTGTGCTGCCATGAACACTACAGCAGAGCCTATCGCCAATCGGCCTGTTTGTAAAGCCTGAGCGTTTTGTAATTCAGTTAAATTAGTAATACCATACTTTCTTACAGACTCTAAGTTAGCAGGGTTAGCAAATGCAATATCGTTAAATTCTTTGACTAAGAAGTTAAAGCCGGGTGTATGTTTACCTGTTAATGCTAAACCGTTTACACCAGTTCTAGCAAATAGAAAGAATGGTCTAGCTAATGGGGTAGATGAGAATACATCGTTTAATCCTTTAGCAAATCCTGTAAGTTCTTGTGTAAGTGTTACTTCTTTACTAGCAAACAATGTTGCTTCATCTTTTATATTACCAGCTGCGTCGAATATTTCACCATAGAAATCATCTTGATATGCTTTCATTAACTCTGGTGTAATCTCTGGTAACTCAATACCATCACCTTGTAGATCTAATACTTTACGCATGGCTTTTTCTCTCATCTTCATTCTACCTAGCAAAAATCTAAAGGTATCGTCAATAGATGCCATTATCTTTGTAGAATAAGAGAACATATTCCAGTTGTTTAGATTACGAACCATGTTAGTCATAGCAAACACGGCACGATCTCCGGGGTCTGCTCTACCACTATCTTCTGCCCAACGACGTAATACTTCCCAGTTTTCATCTTGTTTAGTAAACTCAGCATAACGTGTTTTTATTGTAGACATGTCGCCTTTCCAATAAGAGTTAAGCTTAGTAAAGAACAACTCAAAAGCTTCTGGTATAGATTCCATCATAGCGTTCATAGAAGCTAACGATGCTCTAATTGTAGCTGCGTCACCTTCAAACGGGTAACGTAAGGTTGCACCTAATGCTGTAGATATCGGACGAAGAGTTGTTGCCGCACCAGTACCTAGAAGAGCTCTGAATGGCGTCTTAGGTCCGCTTAGGATACTATGACTCATCATCTCTTGCAAGCTTCTTATAAGGGCTCCTGTGCGGTCTGGAGCAGTAGGATCTAATTTACCACCCTTGAGTACAGTTCTTGCCCAGTTGTCAAAATCATCAAGAGTATTTACGTTTTTCATCATAGAAAATGCTTCAAACAATGCATTAAGTAAGTCATCGTTTGGATCATCCTTAGCTATTTTAAGAATACTAAGAATCGAATCTTTCGCATCTGCTACTTCTTGTGTAACTGCTTGCTCGATTGCACCTTGTTTTTGTCCAGCTCGTAACTGTCTAAAGGCATCAGACTTAAGATATCTAGCTTTTTTAGACTCGTATAAAGCTGTCAGCATGGTGTCAACGATCTGTTTAGCTGGTCCGTCTATGTCATCTATCGACACAAGGTCAATAATTTCTCTACCAGCTATACCTGTATCTCTTAATTGCTTTAATAATGTACCCACAACTAAGTCAGAAATAACTACGTTTCTAGATGTCCATATTTCTACTCCATCTACTACGTCGTTTGTACGAAATAGCTCTTCAAGATACTGTTCTGGTGACATATCGAGAGCATTTCTACCCTGTGTGATACGCATATGACCTTCTATAGCATCTCTCCATGTGTCTACAAGAGCTTGTCGATTACCTTTTACAGCATCTAACTCTTTTGCAAACCTTT